GCAATATTTTAACATCAACAATTGCAATTGATGTTAAGATTGCTAAAGGCGGAGCTGATTACTTTTTAGCGAAAGGCGTTAGTATTCCACCAAACTCTGCTATTGAATTAATTCAAGGCGGAGCAAAAATTGTTTTAGCTAGTGGTGATACGTTAGAAGCAGTCTCTGATACAGCTAGTAGTTTAGACGTGGTTCTTTCATACATCGACACAATTAGTTCGTAGGAGTAATTATGACGGCAATAATAAATGGAATCCAATATATTGGCGGCCAAACATCGCCAAATGAATTTATAAACAATCAAGCGGGTACTATTGATGGTACACAAACTGTTGAGAACGGAGTTCTTGCAGGACCTATCACTATACCTGGAACAATAACAGTAACAGGAGTATTAGTCATTGTCTAAAATAGAAGTAAATACAGTTGATAAACAAAATGGCTCAACGGTTACAGTTGGTGGTCCTGGTACAAATATAGTTTTAGGAACATCAGGCCAAAGTGTAACTTTGGGATGTGGAGCCACACAAACAGGATTTGGTAGAACAGGAACAGTTAACTGGTGCACAACTGCAAAAACATCCCCTTTAACAGTCGCTTCAGGTAATGGATATTTTATTAATACATCAGCTGGAGCAATTACAGTTACACTTCCAAGTTCTCCTTCAGCAGGGGATATTGTGGCATTTAAAGATTATGCTAATACTTGGGATAATAACAATGTAACAGTTGGAAGAGGGGGATCAAAAATTAATGGCACATGTAACGATGCAACTTTAGATACAGAATCTCAATCAGTAACTTTAATCTACGTTGATGGAACTAAAGGGTGGCAAGATATTCACGATTCAACTTCAGATGTTACTGGTGGAGCATTTATATCAGCGACTGGTGGTAATCAACCTACTGCAGGAGGATGCACAGTTGATACAAATTTTAAAGTTCATAAATTTACAAGTACAGGAACATTTTGTGTTTCAGCAGGGGGTGGTCCAAAAGGTAAAGTAGATTTCCTTGTAGTAGCTGGTGGAGGCGGAGGTGGTGGTTCAACTGGACCAGCGTCTCACCTTGGCGGAGGTGGAGCAGGAGGATATAGAGAATCAAAATGTTCAACAGTTTCAGGTTGTTGGTCAGCATCTCCATTAGCAGCCGCACAATCTTTAACTTTATCTCCAGGACCATATACAATTACCGTAGGTGGTGGTGGAGCTGGTGGCACAGGAACATCAGGACCAGGAATAACTGGAACAACAGGTTCAGTTTCAACTTTTTCAACAATGACCTCTGCAGGAGGCGGAGGAGGCGGAGGAGATTCAGGTTCTCCTAAAAATGGATTACCAGGTGGATCAGGCGGTGGCGGATCAGGACCTGCACCTTCACCAGGAGGAACAGGTAACACTCCTCCAGTAAGTCCCCCTCAAGGAAATGATGGTGGAACAACACAAACACCTTTTGGCGGACCTCTATATTCAGGAGGAGGTGGTGGTGGAGCCGGAGCTGTTGGAGCAAATGGAACACCTAGTGGTGGTGGAGCAGGTGGTGCTGGAGTAACAAGTGCAATAGATAACACACCAACCGCAAGAGGTGGTGGTGGAGCAGGACAACAATATAATAATGCTACAGTTTCTGGAGGATCAGGTGGTGGTGGAAACGCTGGACCTGGAGCTGCAACAAATCCTGGAACAGTTAATACCGGTGGTGGGGGCGGTGGTGGCGGAGGTAGTCCGCAGGTATCTGCTGGTGGTAATGGTGGTTCAGGTATAGTATTTATAAGATATAAATTTCAATAATTATGACAAGTACAATTAAAGTAAATAAAATAGAAAAATCAGACGGAAGCACACTTACATTAGGTGGACCAAGTACAGCAGTAACTTTAGCTTGCGGTGCTACACAAACAGGATTTGGTAGAACAGGAACTGTAGACTGGCAAACAGGAAGTATTAAAACATCAACTTTTACAGCTGTAAATGGTGAAGGTTATTTTGTTAACACATCAGGAAGCGCATTTAATATGAATTTACCAGCAGGTTCTGCTGGAGCGATTGTTTCAGTAGCAGATTATGGTGATAATTTTAATACCAACAATTTAACCATTGTACCTAATGGATCAGATAAAATAGGTGGTGAAGCAGCTAATGCTGATTTAAAAACAGCAGGTCAATCAGTTACATTAGTTTTTGTAGATTCAACAGAGGGATGGGTTACAGTTAATGATTCAACAGAAAATGTTAAAGTAAATCAATTTATAGAAGCCACAGGTGGAACAATTACTTGTTGTGGAAATTTTAAAATTCATACATTTACAAGTTCTGGAACTTTTTCAGTTAGTAATGTAGGTCCAGCAGGTGTTGGTAATCAAGTTTCTTATTTAGTTACTGCTGGTGGAGGTTCAGGTGGATTTGGAACAACTAATGCTTCGGGTGGCGGAGGAGCAGGAGGTTTCAGAGAAGGAAAAATATCTTCTGACCCATATGCAGATAGCCCTTTAGATGCAGGTTCAGGATTAACTGTTACAGCAACTAGTTTTCCAGTAACAGTAGGTGGTGGTGGAAGTGCACCACCAAGTAGTAGTAATAATGGAAGTAATGGGTCTAATTCAATTTTTAGTACAATAACAAGCGCTGGTGGTGGAGGTGGAGGCAGACACCACGAAGTCGGTTTAAATGGTGGATCAGGTGGTGGAGGCGGAGGCGGAAATGCTTCAGGTGAAGCAGGTGGAAGTGGAAACACACCTCCTGTTAGTCCACCTCAAGGTAATAATGGAGGACAAGGTGGAAGTCCATCACCAGATCAACAAGCTGCTGGAGGTGGTGGAGCAACAGCTGTCGGAACAAATGCTTCTAATCCAGCTGCAGGTCCAGGGGGTGCAGGAGCAGCATCTTCAATAACTGGTGCATCAGTCACAAGAGCAGGTGGTGGTGGAGCTAGTGGATCAGGTGGTACTCCAGGTACTAGTGGATCAGGCGGATCAGGTGGCGGTGGTGAAGGAGGAGCAACTCCAGGAACAAACGAAGGAACAGCAGGAACTACAAATACTGGTGGTGGCGGTGGAGGTGGAGCAAATTGTAATGCAGGTGGAGCAGGAGGATCAGGCGTAGTAATTATAAGGTATAAATTTCAATAGGTAAATTATGAGTACTGTTAAAGTAAACAAAATAACTCCTAGAACATGTAACTCAATTCAACTAGGAGAATCAGGCGACACCCTAACTATTCCATCAGGGGCTACACTACAAAACTGTGGTACAGCTCAAGGATTTGGAATTTCATTTTGTTCATCAGTTAAAACTTCTCCTTTTACAGCAACAGGTGGAAAAGGTTTTTTTATTAATACAGGTTCAACAGTTACAGTAACATTACCTGCATCACCAAACGTAGGTGATGAATTAATTGTTGTTGATTCAACAGGTCAAGCTGCAACTAACAATATTACACTTGGAAGAAATGGTAGTAAGATAAAAGGTTTATGTAATGATGCAAAAATAAATCAAAATAGAGGTGGATTAAGAATAGTTTATTCAGGTTCATCACAAGGTTGGGTCACGGCAACAGCTGCTAATGACGCAACAGCAAGTCAAGCACTATTTGTTACAGCTACTGGAGGTGATTCTGTTTTAACTGATGGTAATTTTAAAACACATATTTTTACATCTTCTTCAAATTTTGTTGTGTCATGTGGTGGAAATCCAACAGGATCCGACACTGTATCCTATTTTGTTGTAGCAGGTGGCGGAGGTGGTGGTGGATCCAATCATGGATCAGGTGGAGGTGCTGGAGGTTTTAGAGAAGGTAAAACTCCTTGTACTCCTTACACAGCTTCACCTTTAAATGCTCCAGCGGGTTTACCTGTTTCAGCACAAACCTATCCTATAACAGTTGGCGGAGGTGGTACTGGTAATTATCCAGGTACTGGTTCTGCTGGATCAAATTCAATTTTTAGTACAATAACATCAGCAGGTGGTGGTTTGGGTGTTACAGTCGGACCAGGTGGTGATGGAGGTTCAGGGGCAGGTGGAGGTTCTGAAGCATCCCCACCTTTTGCAGGTGGTGGAGGAAATACTCCTCCCGTAAGTCCACCACAAGGTAATAATGGTGGTAATGGAAATGGAAGTACAGGACCTGGAGGTGGAGGTGGAGCAGGTGCAGTAGGTGTAAATGGTGGAGCACCGGGTTGTCCTGTAGTAGCAGGTAATGGAGGAATAGGTTCAGTAACAAATATTATTCCTACACCAGGAGCACCGAGTTATGGAGAACCTGGTCCAGCTACAGGTAGATATTTTGCTGGAGGCGGTGGTGGAGCTGCTGAAAATGGTTGTATGGCAGATGGTGGTATTGGTGGCGGAGGAGATGCAGGTCCAGGACCAGCTTCTGCTGCAGGTGCAGGTCAAGCTGGAGTCACAAACACAGGTGGTGGTGGTGGCGGTGGTGGTAGAGGTGGTGGATCATCAGGTGATTATGCAGGTGGAGCAGGCGGATCAGGAATAGTTATAATTAAATATAAATTTCAATAATTAAAAATGGCTGAATTAAAAGTAGATAAAATACTTCCAGCAACAGGATCATCAATAGCTTTAGGAGAATCAGGTAAAACTGTTATCATTCCTTCAGGGGCAACTTTAGATGCGCCCACTGCAACTTTAACAAATATAGGTGTAAGAATAGATTACTGTTCATCATTAAAAACTTCTCCATTTCCAGCTTCAGCTTCAAGAGGATATTTTATAAATACAGGTTCAGCAGTTACAGTTACATTACCTTCTAGTCCAAGCGTAGGAGATCAAATTATTATAATTGATGCAACAGGAAACGCATCGTCTAATAATATTACATTAGGAAGAAATGGTTCAAAAGTAAAAGGTCAATGTAAATGTTTTGCATTAGATGATGATAGAGTTGGAGTTAGAATAGTTTATTCAGGATCATGTCAAGGTTGGATTACAGCAACGAGTGCAAATGCAACAGCACCCGCAATATGTGGAGCGGCTTATATTGCTGCTTCTGGTGGAACAGAAACAACATCAGGAGATTTCAAAATTCATACTTTTACAAGTAGTGGAACATTTACTGTAACTTCAACAGGTAATAGTATAGGTTCTAACAAAGTTTCATATATGGTAGTAGCTGGCGGTGCAGGTGGAGGAGGTTCATGTAGAGCATCAGGTGGATATGGAGCAGGTGGAGGAGGTGCTGGTGGTTTTAGAGAAGGAAAATGTACTTCTGATCCATATACTGCATCACCTTTAAACGCACCTGATGGATTATCTGTACCAGCACAAGCATATCCAATTACTATTGGAGCAGGTGGTAGTGGAGGAGCAGAATCTACACCTGGAACTGCAGGACAAGGTGGTGATGGTGCTAATTCAATTTTTTCAAGTATAACATCTACTGGAGGTGGAGGAGGCGGAGCTTTTGATAATTCTCCAGGTCCAGTAAATATTGGTAGAGCTGGTGGATCAGGTGGTGGAGCTGGTGCAGGAGGACATCCTGGTAATACACCTTATGCTGGTGGTGCAGGAAACACACCTCCTGTTAGTCCACCTCAAGGAAATCCAGGAGCAACTATGCCAGGTTCAAATCAAAATGGAACGGGCGGAGGCGGTGCCACAACAGCAGGAAATAGTGGTCCAGCTTGTTTAACAAATGCAACAGGTGGAACCGGTGCAACAACAAGTATAAATTCTACTCCAACTGCAAGAGCAGGCGGAGGTGGTGGTCATAAGTCTGCTGGAGGAGCAGGCGGTGGTGGAGCAGGAGCTAATTCAGGTACTTCTGCGGCAGTAGCAGGCACAGTTAATACTGGAGGTGGTGGTGGCGGAGCTGGATATTTTGCTTGTCAAGCTTGTGGAGCAGCCGGAGGTTCAGGAATAGTAATAATTAGGTATAAATTTCAAAATTAATGGTTTTACAAATTTTAATAATTAATATATAAACAACAAAGGAGAAACATTATGGCACATTACGCAAAACTAGGAGCAAACAATAAAGTTATCAGTGTGGAAGTTGTAGCTGATAAAGATTGTCAAAATGCTGATGGTATTGAAGATGAAGAAGTAGGAAGACAGTTTTTGGAAAGAATCCACAGCTGGCCTCTATGGAAACAAACATCTTATAATACAGTAGGTGGACAACACTCTGCAGGTGGAACACCTTTAAGAGGTAATTACGCAGGTATAGGTATGTCTTATGATGAAGATAACGATATTTTTATTAGTAAAAAACCTTATGCAAGTTGGACTCTAAATGTGGCAGAAGCAAGATGGCAATCACCAATTGGTGATGCACCAGAAATATCTGAAGATGAAAAAGAAACTCATAAATATGAGTGGAATGAATCTACAGGTGCTTGGGATAAAGTCACTAAATAATCATATTGACATTTTAAAAAGATTTTATTACATATCTTAATAGGTATGCATAAGAAAGTATTAACAGAAGTAGACTTATATACAGGTGAAATTTCTATGCCTAAAGGCTTTGAAATTAATCGTAATCAAATTAAAAATGATATTTTAAAATCATTTGTTACTGAAGATAGAATAAATAATAATTCTCGAGCTTATTCTTATAAAGACTACCAATTGCCTTATTCACAACCATTACAGTGGATGCAAGACTATATGAGAGATCATTGGAGAGCAGAATATAATTTTACATTAGTACCTAAAAATATGCACGGTCAGGTTTTACATCCTGAAGAACAATCTTTTTTAAGATACCACATAGATCCAGTTGATTTAAGAAATTCACCAGATTATACATTTATATACGTTGTAGATGTAGAACCTGATTCATGTGAGTGTATTGTTGAATATGATGATAATAGAAGAAAAAATAGAACTTGGCATTTACCAGTTAAAAATAATAATTTTATTATGTTTCCTGCTACACAAAGATATATGATTACAAAAAATACATCTAATAAATTAAATACAATTTTGGTTATAAATTATGAATATATCTAATTACTACTGGTACTTTCAATCTGCCGTACCATCAAGAATTTGTGATATGATTGTACAATATGGTAAAGCAGAAAAACAAAGAGAGATTATGGCTATTACAGGCGGCTTTGGAAGAGATAGAGATTTAAATAAAAATCCTCTTAATAAAGATGAAATAAAAAATTTACAAAAGAAAAGAGATTCTAATATTGTTTGGATGAATGATAAATGGATATATAAAGAAATACATCCTTATGTTCATATGGCAAATCAAAATGCAGGTTGGAATTTTAATTGGGATTGGTCAGAGTCTTGTCAGTTTACTATATATAAAAAAGGACAATACTATGATTGGCATTGTGATAGTTGGGATAAGCCTTATATGGAAGAAGGACCCACAAAAGGTAAGATCAGAAAATTATCTGTAACAGTGACATTAACAGATCCAAAAGAATACAAAGGTGGAGAGTTAGAGTTTGATTTAAGGAATGAAGATCCTGATAAAAAACCTAATATGAGAACCTGTACAGAAATATTACCAAAAGGCTCTTTGGTTGTATTCCCTTCTTTTGTATGGCATAGAGTCAAACCAGTAACTAAAGGAGAAAGGAATAGTCTAGTGATATGGAATCTAGGTTATCCATTTAAATAATATGAAAAATATAAAACAAGGCGGAAGTAGTACATCACAAAAACCAGAAGGACATGTAGATTTTAAATCTGCATTTTATTTTCAAACACCAGTATGGGTTGCAGAAGCACCTATGTTTTTGAAAAATGCACTTAAAGTAACAGACAAATATATTAAGAAAGCAGAAAAAAATCTTAAAGATAAATTAAAAAATGAACCTAAATGGAAAAAAGATTTGGGTACATTTGGGTTATCTAAACACAGTGAGAGTTTTTCTAATGATCCTAAAATTAAAGATTTAGTTCAATTCATAGGACAACGATCTTATGAATTTTTAGATTGGTCGGGTTTTAATTTACAAAACCAGAGTTTACATTTTACAGAATTTTGGGTTCAAGAGTTTAGTGAAAAAGGTGGGGGACACCATTCAACTCATGCACACTGGAATCAACATGTTTCAGGTTTTTATTTTTTAAAGTGTAGTGAAAAAACATCTCATCCTATTTTTCACGATCCAAGACCTGGTTCTATAATGACAAAGCTACCATTGAAAAATGAAGAACAAATTACTATGGGCACAAGTCAAGTAAATTTTAAACCTAACCCAGGAACAATGATTATCTTTCCAGGGTATGTTCCTCATGAATATGCGGTTGATCCGGGTTTAGAACCTTTTAGATTTATACATTTTAATATTAAAGCTGTTGAAACATCAATATCAAAAGAAAGGAGTAATACTAATGAGCTTCAAAAAAAATAAATATATAGTTATTAAAGAAGCTGTACCAAAACAAATAGCTGAATTTGTTTACAATTATTTTTTACTTAAAAGAACTGTTGCAAAAAAATTATTTGATGAGAGATACCTATCTCAATTTACAGAGGAATGGGGTACTTGGTCTGATCAACAAGTTCCAAATACATA